GTCCTCGGGACGCGGAGACTCCGCGAGCGCCGCACGCGTCGCGTTCTCATCGTCAGCCTCTTGCTGCATCCGCTCCGCTTCCCGTTGACGCGCCTGATAGACCTGCTGCTGTTCCTTGATCTGCATCATCGCGCCGAGCGTCTGGAACGGCGACGACGGGCGTTGGCCGCCGTCGTCGATCCCACTCAGCGGGATGCGCGTATCGGGCATCACTGGCATCGTGTGCCTATCTCTCTGTCGGGTTACCCGACCTGTTCATTGGGATCCCAGCCGCCGGTGTAAGTGATGGGCTGCACGCTGCCGCGACGCACGGCGCCGTAGTAATAGGGATTATTCGAGCCGGCGTACGGCGTCGGCGTGTACCCGCCGCCCCCCTGCGCCGGGCGCGGCGCCGACCCGCCACCGCCGTACAGGCCGCCATACATCGCGAGCCCGCCGATGGTGTTGCCCACGTCGCCGGCGAAATTGCCCCACGCGTTGCCGCTGCCCATCGTGCCGGAGGCACGCGCGTTCGCGCCGCCCATCGCGTAATCGCCCATCGCCCCGTAGGCGCCAGACGTATACCCGGCGTAGCGATCCGCCGCCTGCATGCCACGATCGGCCTCGCGATCGAGCAGTCCGGATTGCCGATCTTGATTCGTCCAGAACTCATCGCGCGCACGCGTGTAGTCGGCGAGATCGCGCGCGTAGTTCTGCTGCGCGCCCGCATTACTCGCGGCGGCTTGCTGGGCGCGATGCTGCGCTTCGTCCTGCCAGCTCGTGCGCGCCTTCTGGTAGTTGCGGTCCCAGGTGCCGGTGGCGATGTTGTAGCCGAGCTCGCCCTCTTGGAGCGCCGTGTTGGCGTTCGCTTGCCACGCGCCCTGCCGGGTCCCATAGCCCGCCAGCCGATTCGCCGTGTTGGTGTTGAACGCCTGGAACGTGTTGCCCTGATTGATCCCGTAATTGCTTTCCGCTTCCTGACGGTTGCGATCGTGTTCGCCGGCGCGGCGCGCGTAGACGTTGCCGTATTCCTGCGACGCCTGATCGCCGACGGCCTGCGCGAGCCCTTTCTGGAAGCCGCCCGACCGCAACACACCGCTATGCGCGGCGCCCGCGACTTGGGCGTTTTTGACCGCGTCCATCCGCGCCTGATAGCCGGGGTCGGCGCGCATGTCTTCCGCCGTGGGCGCCTGGAAATCACGCGGGCCGGCGAAGTCGGCAAAGCGGAAGGCCGCGGGATCGTTGTAGACCTCGCCAAACTGCCCGACTTTGGGCGCTTGGAATTTGAAATCGCCATACTTGAACGCGGTGTACTTCGGCGCGCTGTGCCCGCCGCCGTAGCCGCTCGAGTCGAAGCGCCCTTCCCACGGCGTGAGCAGCGACCCTTTGGTGTAGGCGAAGGGATCGTCCCGCGCGCCCGCCCAGTTGGTGTCGCCGCCGCCGCCCGACGTCATCGGCTGCGTCCAGGTGCGCGGCGCCCCGCCGTACGGATCGTTCAGTGTTGCGGCCATGTAGTCCTTTCCGGTTACCCGCGGCCCCAGCTATTCATCGCGCGGGTGGGCATCATGGGTGCGAACGGCCCCGCCGGCATGTCGTACTGCGGTGGCGGCGGCCCCGCGTCTTGTGGTGCCCCCCCGCCAAAGCGCGGGTCGAACGAACCACCAGGCCCACCCGGTCTCGGGCGATACCCCATCGGCGGCCCCATCGGCGGTCCGCCCTCCCTCGGGATCGCGAACCGTCCGTCCTGCGGCGGCGGCTGTCCCATCCCACCAGGCATCGCGTTCGGCGGGCCGGGCGACGCGAAGCGCGCCCCTGGCCCTGGCGTCGTCAACCGGCTCAGCGTGCCCATCGCCCCGGCGCCCGAGTTGATATAGGGCGCGTAGAGCTGGCCGATTTGGCCGAGCCCTTCGCGCGCGTAGCCGCTCGCGTCTTGTGTGCCCTGCACCTGTTGCTCCGCCGCCTTCTTCGCCGCAGTGCTCTGCTTCTTCGCCTTGACCGCGCTTCCCGCTGCGGACGAAATCGCGCCAATCGCCAAGGCCGTGCCGAGTCCAATCGCCATGGGTTACATCCCCTCTTCAAGCGCCCCGACGCCGAACACCACCTGCACCAGGCGCGCGTCGTCGCCGGTGCCGTAGTTGTGCGGGAGCCGACGCGAGTGAAACCGATCCGCGGGAAACACAATCGCGCGCCCCAACTTCGCATCGATACGGCCGACCGGCTCCCAGAGCCGGAGGTCGCGCCACGCCTGTTGCTCCTCGAGGAGCGCGGTGTCGTCCGATACCTCGCTCCCAAGCGCCCCGGTGTCGCGGTGCCGCCAGAACATCGTGCCGTCGCCGGCCGCGGGACGCGGATTCAAATAGAGAATCGCGGTCCACTCGCCCATGTCCCGGTCGGTATGCACGTAGTTCGGTTCGCGCTGCCCTGCCGGGCTCTGACGAAAGAACGACAGCGTCGGCGTGAGCTGCGGGCACCGTTCAACAATCCACGCGGGGAACGTCTCGTCGTCCGCGATCTGAATGCCGTGAAAGATGTGCGGGCCGAACACCACGTCGTTGAACGGCTTCGCCAGCACCGCCGCGCGATACCCCAACGGATCCGCGAGGACGTCATCACAGACCAGCATCAGGCGATCGCCTTCTGATAGGCCGACTCGAGAAAGTCGTACCCCAAGCGTTCGTAGAGGTGGCCCACGGCGGGCGTCGGCGCGATCATGTGGAGGCGCTCGGCTCCGGCGGCCACCGCCCACTGCTCGCCGCGCGCAAGGAGCCGGACGCCGTGTCCGCGGTGTTCGGGCTCGACCCACCAAAACAGTTCCTGTGCGGTGCGCGCGCCGGTGATGGGATGCTCGAAGACGAGGAGCCCGATCATGCCGGTCACGACGCCACCCACGTCGGATACGAACAAAGCGCCCAGGTCGCTCGCCAAGAGCAGTTCCAGCGTCCGCGTCATCGCCGGTGGGTTGACGGGCACCTTGCCGCTGTAGACGGTCTCTGTCAGGAACCGCGTGCCCATCTCCACCAGGCGCGGAATGTCCGCCGCGGTCGCGTCTCGGATCACGCAGCCATTGTGCGGAGCCGGCGAGGCCGACTCAAATCGGGCTACTTCGCGCCCTTTTGGGCCGATCGCCGCGTCGGTGTCTTTGGGGCGGGCCGAGTCGGGGGAGGCGTGCCAAAGGCCGCGAGGGCCGTCGCCTGACGGGCGTCGCGGGCGGCCAGGAACGTCTGCACCACCTCGGCGGTCCAGACCACCCCGCAGATGGCTTGCACCCGCGACGGATAGGCCGTGACGTCATCGCCCGGCGCGACCACCCCGCGCCAGTAGAGGCGGTTGATCTCGGTGCCGTCCTCCTCCGAGAGGATGCGGGCCTGCCGAAGCTGGATCTGCCCGTCCTCGAGAACCGTGATTTGGTCGTAGACCGTGCGTTCCTGAATCATTAGGGCACCCTGTATGTCACGACAACACGAAGCACACCGAGGTTGCCGATATTGGCGGCCGTCACCGTATTGCTGATCCCCGTCGATCCGGTGGCTGACACCAAGGACACGATATAGCCACGGGTGTCATTCACCAGATGGCTATGCGCCACGTTCGCGTAGGCGGTCGTCCACGCCGACCAGAACATGAGCGTGATCCCGAACCCACCAGCCGCGATATTGGCCGAGACAAACGGGAACCCCCCCATGAGCACATTCCCCGGAATCGTCCCGATGGCGGTCAATCCGAGATTCGCCCAGCAATGCACGACATTGCCGATCTTGGTGTAGTGCGCTTCTCGCACCGCATAGACCGTTCCCGACGACGCACCGCCATCACCACCCAACGACGGGGTCCAGATGCCCTCCTCGTAATCGTCGAGGGTGTTCGCATTGCCAGACGCGATCTGCGAGGCCGGAAACACGACTTGCCCGCCCGTCACCGTCAAGACGTTGCCTACAAACAGATCGCCCGCCCGCGTAACGACAAACGGCGTGCCCTGGAACGCATCGTTATCGGCGTTCGCCGTGACCCCAAACTCCGCACCCGTCCCATACAGACGGAACCGGCGCGCATTCGCGGGAGCGTCTGGGGAATGAAAGATCAGACGCGGCACGGATTTATTGATGGTCTGGTCCTGGGTGAAGACGTTCGCCACATCGACGTACGCGACGTTCCCCGGATTCGTCAGGCCGTAGGCCTCCCAGGCGGTCCCACTCGATCGTTCGACCTTGTTCCCTTCGTTGGTGACGCAATAGAGCGCCCCCGGCGTCACCGCGGCGACCGCCGGCTGCTGTGCGCGCGTGCCGCGGAGGATCACGTTGTCGAGCGCGTGATACGGCAGAAAGATCGTTGGCGTCGGGTTGGTCGGCGGCATCAGCCCCCCGCTTGCAACGCCGCGACCGCCGCCTCGAGCGCCACGATACGATCCTCGAGCTCCAGCGCCACCGCGCTATAGGACTCCCAGACCGTCCCGTTGCTGCGCTCGCACTTGTTTTCGCCGGTCACGAAATAGAGCGTGCCGATACTCACCGTCGTGGCGGCGGGCTGCAACGCGCGCGTGCCGCGCATGTGGACATCAGGTAGCGTGGGCACGATGACTCCTTTCCAACCAATCGATCGTTTCGACGGCGTAGCGGGCTGGCGTTCCCGACTGCCACGGCACGCCGGCTAGGTAGTTGTAGAGCAGGTCGAACTCGGTGAGGTCAATGTGGAGCTGCTTCGGCCCATCGGCTTTCAGCTGGCGATCGGGCTCGCCGTTGACGAGCTTCTTGCCGCACGGTTTCAGCTCGCTTACACTCTCGAGCTTCTCGAAGAGCGCCACCTCGCGCCGCAGCACCGTCATGCCTTTCTTGTCCTGCAGCGAGCCGCCCAACACAAAGCCGACGAAGCAGAATTCGAAATGCCGGGCGCCGCAGTCATCGTCGAAACTCAGAATCATCGCTAGTCCTTCATGCAGAGGAACACGTCGATATAGGGGGGCAAGCTGGACGCGGCCGCCGAGGTACCGGTGACGGCGCCGCCGCCACCGGAGGCCGTTGATCCGTTGAGGCCCATGCTGCCCTGCGAGGGGATGGACCCCGTGCCACTGCCGCTCCCGCTAAAGGCGTGTGTGTGATTCGCCACCGTGTCGGTCGTGCCGTCGACCGATCCCGAGAAGCTGTGCGTGTGCGGACTGCGCGTCATGTTGCCGCTGTTGCCGCCATCGACGTTCATCCCACCAGACGACTCGCCGCCGGTCGTGCCGCTGAACGTATCGCTGAAATTGTGCGCATGCGAACCGCCCGCGCCCGTCGTGCCGCTGATGCTCACCGCCACCGACCCGGTCGCGCCGCCGTGGTTGTGTGATGGCGTGTTCAACGAGCCCGCACCGTGCGTGTGCGCGGGCGTGTCCAACGTCCCGGCGCCGTGGCTGTGCGTCGCCGCACCCCCTTGCGCGCCCGGCGCGGGGCCCACCCGCAGGAAGAGGCCATCCCAGATCACGCGCGTCCAGCCGGGCGGGCAGGCGCTGGTCCGCAGCACAATCGTGCCCGGCGGGATGATGCCGGTCAGGTTCGACCCGTCGCCGTAGTGCGTGCCGTGGAAACTGGTCGCGTAAAAATCGCCCGCGCGCGTCAACGTCATCGCCGCGAGGCGTGTCCCCGCGTCGCTGTAGGACTCAAACCAGAGACTGCCGTCGTGGTAATTCAGAATCGCCCAGACCCGCTGGTCGACCGGGGCGGCCGTGTCCTCGAACCACATCAGCGAATAGGCGTCTTTGATCCGCAGATTCGAGACGAACGTCTGCGGCGCGGAGAAGTTGTTGTTGATGTTCTTCAGCGCCACGTTCGACGAGAGACGCGCATCCGCCACCGTGCCGGTGGCGAGGGCCGAGGCGTTGAGGTTCGTGAGGCCCGCGCCATTGCCGGCGAGCGTGCCGCCCGTAATCGCCACCGCAGTGGCGTTCTGCACCGCCATCGAGCCCAAGCCGAGATTCGTGCGGGCGTTCGCCGCATCGCCCGCCCCGGTGCCGCCATCGGTGAGCGGAATGATCGGGACGGTGGTCGGCGCGGAGACCCCGGCGGTGACCGTGCTCTTCACGTAGCCGTTCGCGAGCGCGCCAAAGTTCCGTTCGGCGGTGAGCTGCGGGTGGGCGCTCGAGGTCCAGTAGGTTGCATCCGCGACGATGGCGGCATCCGCGCCTGGCGGGCCGGGCGGGCCTTGCAGCGGACCCGCGTCCACCCACGAGCCGGAGGCGACGTCCCACACCCAGATATGCCCGTCGGACTCGACGACCCACGCATCGCCGGGTTGTCCCACGGGCGGCAAATCGCCGACACCCGGCACGGTGCCCTGGATTTCCAAGCCGGTCCCGGCCGGGCCTTCCGGCCCTTGGGGTCCGGACGGGCCGGTGGCCCCGGTGGGGCCTTGCACGCCTTGCGGCCCTTGCGCGCCCGTCGATCCGCCTGGGCCCGCGGGCCCGATCGGGCCCGCGACCCACACGCCATCTCCACGCAGGAACGTCGTCGGCGCACCGGACAGCTTCGGCAGCAACCCGTGCCGCGCCGTCGTGGCGTTGAGATCGGTGTTGTCATCCGGCGGATTGAGGTCGTCGAGCTTGATCGGATCGGTCCCGCCGAGCTCGTGCGTCTGATGATGGAGCGTCGGCGGCGTCGGGATGCCGCTGCCGGCCCCACCGCCCGTCGAGCCACTGGGCTGGTGAAAGCCCATGATGACGTGGCCGTTGGAGTCGAACACCAGCTCCGGCGAGATCGGATCGCCGTTACTGAGCGGACACCAGTAGCCCAGATCTGAGAGGGGCTTGGCGACCACGTCGCCGTTCTCGACGACGAGGATCTCGCCGTTGTCCGCACCGGGCGGCATCGACAGATCGCCCGGATCGCCCTTCACGCCCTGCGGTCCCTGCGGACCGGTCAGCCCCTGCGCCCCTGTAGACCCTTGCGCCCCCGTGAGCCCCGTCGGCCCGGTGGGCCCGGTCAGACCCTGACTGCCCTGCGGTCCGGTCGGTCCCGTGGCGCCGGTCGGCCCCTGCAGTCCGGTCGCACCGGTATTGCCTGTGGGTCCCGGAGGCCCTTCCGGACCGGGCTCGCCCACACCCGGCGGGCCTGTCGGCCCCGCCGGACCTTGCGGCCCTGGCGCGCCCGTGTCCCCGGTGTCGCCCTTCGCCCCCTGCGCGCCCTGCGCGCCGGTCGGCCCCGCAGGACCGGTCGGGCCGGGCGCGCCCGTCGCGCCAGGGAGTCCCGCGGCGCCCGTATCCCCCTTGGGCCCTTGCGGCCCGGCGACACCACTCGATCCGGTCGGTCCAGCCGGACCTTGCGGGCCCTGCGGACCCGTTGCGCCCGTCGCACCGGTAGATCCGGTGGCTCCGGTCGGTCCCTCTGGCCCGGCTGGTCCGGTCGCGCCGGTCACGCCGGCGTCCCCTTCTGGCCCTGCGGGACCTTGCGGCCCAGCCGGCCCCATGGGACCGGTCTCGCCCGGAGGGCCGATGGGGCCTTGAATCTGCCCCCCGTCCACCCAGGTCCCCGTGGTCTCGTCCCAGATCCAGAGATGGCCGGTGTCGGCGGTAATCCAGGCATCTCCGTCCGCGTTGCCGGTGAGCGGCAAATCACCTGCACTCGGGACGGACCCTTTGATCGTGAGGCCGGTGCCTTGCGGGCCTGGTGGGCCGCCAGGACCCATCGGGCCGGGCGGTCCGGCTGGGCCGATCGGACCCGGTTCAGGGGGGATGGGTGGTGGCGTGGGCCCGCCGCCGCCGGACGCGGCGGTGTCGGAGAGATTCTGCAGCCAAAAGAGCCACTCCGGGGTGACGGTCCCGGTCTTCGGCTCCGCAATGTTGTTCTTCGGGGCTGGCTGCCGCGCCCCCATCGCTTACGACCCTTCCGTTTCCAGCCAGGCGCCGACAACCCGCCACGGCACGGGATCGGTCACGACCAACCGAAAGACGCGATTTTTCGCCGTGCCCAGACGCGACCACGCCACCTGAATGCGATAGTCGCCCTGCTTACCAGCACTGCGCCACAGCTCGTGGCCCCAGGTATTGCCGCCGTTGTTGGAGTAGACCAGCATCATCGTCGGGTCACTCCCCTGTCCGACGGCGAGCCCCTCCCCCACGTCCATATCCATCTGCAGCCGGTCGTAGGTCTGCTCTTGATCGCGATCGGTGAGGTGGGGCGCCTGACGCATCCGGCGAATGACCGACCCGTCGATGTCGGTGCCGACGCGCGGCGCCAACGCGGCGATGCGTCCGCTCGATCGATCGCCGACGAGATTCAAGCCGAGGCCATTGATCCCGCCAAACGCAAACGCATGACACTGCGGGCGGTACACCGTATAGCCCGGCACCGACGGATCCCAATACCCCCGCCGATGCCATTCGTGCGTCGAGAGGTCATAGACCCACGTGACGTGTGCCGCCGGGAAACTCACGACGTAGAAGGTGTGGCCTTCCTGCTGGTAGCTGAAGGCCGCGCCGTCATTGATCGTTGAGAGGGACTGGATGGCGTGATCGACCGCAATCGTGCTGACCTTGTTCGGCGCATACCCTTCCGTTTGCACGACGTAGCCCGCGCCGTCTTTGTCTTGCGCGACCCACATCATCGTGTCGCCGGAGACACGAATCATCGTCCGCGCCGCAATGACGCCCGCCTCGAGAAAGACGGGCGTATAGGCCGCAAAGCGGCTGTTCGCGTCGCCCGTGCCGACCCACACTTCGCCGGTCTGCGTCCCAATGAGCCAGATGTTGTTGGACGTCACCGCCATCGAGAGCCACTTGTCCCCGGCGCGCGAGCGCTGGTAGACCTGTGTCGGATCCCATTGGAAGCCGTCGAAGGACTCCGAGACTTTCAACGTCGACGTCGAGGCGTCGAGCACCACGAAGTAACTGTCGATGAAGCCGCTGAAGGCCGCGCCTTGCACCACGGGCGCGAGCACGCCACCCTCGAAGTCGTAGCAGTACGCCACGTCGCCGCTCACAAACAGCAGCTGTTCCCCCGCGTCGCCACTCGACGAGAACTGCACGGGGGTCCCATCGTTCAGAATGGCGCTCGTGCCCGTCGTGTTGGTGGTCGGGGGGTTGACCGACTCGCCCTCTTGGCCGGTATCGCGCACCGAGAGCGTGTCACCCCCCGAGAGCTCCGCAATCAGCCGCGGGACCGACGGCCCGCCCGTGGTGCGATAGACCTTGTACCCCTTGGCGTTGGTGACCTTCGTCCACGTCACGATGGTGTAGTCGATCGAGGTGAGCGGCGATTTCCCGATCAGCGTGAGGCCTTCCGGACTCGCGGCCGTTTCGCCGAGTCCCAAGACCGCCGTGACCCGATAGCCGTAGGTGGTGATGCCGGGACTCGAGCCGGTCGTGTTCGTCGAGGGCGGTGGCCCGTAATCGCCCGGCTGCCCGATGTCGTTCAAGACGAGCGTCGTCGAGGCGAGCGTCGCAATCATCTGCGGCGGCGTGCCGCCGCCTTTGGTGCGATAGACCTTGTAGCCCTCCGCTCCGGGCACGGCGGACCAGCTCACGATGTTCCAATTCACCCCCGACAAGACCGAGAACCCGAACTTGCTCACGCCTTCCACCGAGCCCGTCGTCTCGCCATGGATGTTGGTCGCGGTGATCTTGTAGCCGTAGGTCGTGGACCCCAGCGACCCACCATGCGTCACCACCGGCTCGAGCGGCGTATCGAGCGGCAGGCTCAGCGGGCTCACCGTGATCGTCGGCGCGGCGGGGGACGGAATCACCGTCATCGAACGCGGCACCACGCCCCCATCCGCGGTCAGCTCATAGAGCGTGCTGTCGCCGACGGCCCAAGCCTTCTCGTTCTGCGCGAAGAGCCCGCGCACCTCGCTGTCTGGAAGCGTCGCGAACGGCGTGAAGCCCGGACACGGGAGGAGCGCCTGCCCGCTTTTGGCATAGGGGGACCCCGCCCGTTCCACAAACCAGTTCCACAGGTCCTGGATGTCGAACCGCTTCGACTGTGCGTGAAACGCACTCCCGACGAACCCCGGAAAGGGGACACGCGCACTCATCGGTGTATTACCCGGCGCGCGGCACGGGGATGTCCGCGATCCCGAAGACGCGCAGCAGCATCAACACGATGACGATCACCACGACGATCCGAATGATCAGTTTGATCGGCGCCGCCATCGGGATGTACGTCTCGATGAGGTAGAGCGCGAGGCCGATAATGACCAAGAACAGGATGAGGCTGATCAATCCCATGTGTCTCTCCTTGTTAGCGCGGTTCGCCGGTGCGCCAGTCGAAGTAGTCGTACCCGCGCACGAGCGCCGCATCGACGCGCAATTCCGCCGGCCGCACATTGCCGCGCTTGATTTGCGCTTTCGCTTGCCGCGCGGCCATCTGTTGGTCGGCGGTGAGCTGTTTGCCGTACTCCGACGCGATCTCCGCCGTGAAATTGGTGCGAATAAACCGGCGATACCCTGGCGGGAACGAATAGGCCGTGTCGAGCGTGGGGAACTCGAGGAGTGCCACGGGCGTGTAGAGCACGAGCTCGGTGAGCCCGCAATCGGTCGGCACCGGCCAGACGTACACCCGCCCGAGACCTTCCTGCCAGTTGTGGTCGTAGTAGACCGCCGTGGGATAGGTGCTCGTCAGCGACTTCTGCCGACACCCTTGCCACCGCTGATCGGTCCAGACATCGATCGGCTTCTCGAACGGCACGACGCCGTGCACGTCCTGGATGAGGTTCGCCGCTTCAATGTGCGTGGGCCGCGGGATGTTGATGTCGCCGCCGAGGCCGATCGTGTAGCTACAAATGCCGGAGCCGAGTCGCTTGCACGTGCGCGTGACGAAGTACATCGTCAGTCGCTCAAGCGCGAGGCTGTCCAGCCAATCGTTCAAGCGATTGAGGGCGTCGTTGGCGTCCTCCGCCTCCAACGGATCGCCGACCCCGAGGACGCGGATGCTGCGCAGCGACGCGGTGATGATGTCGCGCGCCGTCAGCGTATGCGGCGGACGGACCGGAACGCTCTTCACCGCCGGATTGAAGACCGCGATGCCCGCCTGCGCCTGTTGCGGAACCGGCCATTCCCACACCGGGGCGATGGGCGCCGCGTCGGTTTGAATCACATACCCCGTCGCCGCGGCCACCGCGACGGTTTCAATCACCGGGCGCACCGTCGTGATCAGGCCGCCCGACACGCTGCCGCCGCCGGGATGAAACGCACTGAACCACGCCAGGACGAGCGCGCCATTCAGGGCGGGGGTGACCGGGTTGGACGCGAGACTCGTGCCCATGGCCGTCGAGGATCCGGTGACGAGCTGGAGCGGCGCCTTCCCATCACTGCCACGAAACGCGTGCACGATCACGCCGGGCGTACTCTGCGTGCCGATCACGTCAAACGTATGGACGGCACTCACCATGGCGTGCTTCGCGTACCAGGTGCGATGCCCCGTGATCGTCCCGTCGAGCGCGGCGAGCGGGATCCAGGTATTCATCTCGGAATCGCTCAGCACGGGCGGCGGTTGGCGCGCGTCCATCGCGACGTGCACCACGATCAAGTCCGCGCCGGTCGTATCGAGCGGCGGAGTGCGGCCGCCGTCCTTCCCCGGCGCCGCCGTGAGCGTACCGACGAGGGCGAACCGCGACGGCGCGGGCCCGTGATGGCAGCCACAGCCGCACCCCTGCGTCGGTGTGCCGTTGCACCCACATCCGCAACTCATGATGGGGACCTCACGATCAGGGTGTATTGATGGGCCACGACGGTGCCCACGGCGTCGGTGGCGCGCACGTTGAGGGGGTAGTCCCCGACGGTCATCGGCACACCGCCGATGCTCCCGTCCGGCCCCAACGCGAGACAGGCGGGCAGGCATCCCCCGGTGAACACCCAGGGACCAATGGACGACCGCACGTTGAGGACGTAGTCCTGCACGGCCGCCTCGTCCGCCAAGGGATCCACGGCTTTGACCACAAACGAGTACGCCTCCACTCCCTCCTCGACGACGCGGATCTGCTCGGTGTACGGCTGATCCGCGAGCGCCAGCGACAGCACCGCGGGCTCGAGAAAGAGCCGCCCCGGTGGCGGGTTGCCCAGCAGTAACCCGGTCGACGAGAGCGAGAACGTGGGCGGCAAGAAGCCCCCCACGACACTGAACACGCAGGTCCCCCGATTCGTCGTCAGCTGCTGACTGTAGGGGTGCCCTTTGAACGCGTCGGGCAGCGTCGTCGGCAGGATGAAGAGCGGATCGCCTCGGCGCAGGACTTCGAGCGCGACCTGCGTCGCGCGCAGGCCGATGACCCGAAAGACCTCAACCGCGACTTGCGTGGTGCGAGGAGCCACGCGTGGTTATCCGGTGCGGCGCACGCCGAATTGCGCGCTGGCGAGCTCCGCGCGGGTGAACCGCACATTGGTCGCTGGACTCACTTCCGCCGCCCGCACGACATAGCGATCCCACGCCTCGGTCGTGACCGGGTCCGCGGGCATCGGAAAATTCGTCAGACTCGGCTCGAGCCGCATCATCGGCGCGATGACGGCCGGGAAGTCCACGCTTTCGACCCGCGCCAAGACACTGACCTGCAGGCCCGCAATCGCCCGCGTCCCGGCGATCCCGCCGAAGGCGTAGGTGTCGGTCGCATCGACGGCCCCGCCGATGTAGGTGATGTCCCCATCCGGCACCGGGTCATCGACCGCTTGCCAGTTCGAGGCGCCCCCGATATTCGACAGCCACTCCGACGCGGCCCCCGCGCCGCGCGGCAGGAACGTCTCCACGGTGCCGTCACCCAGAAAGCCATGGACATCGTCCGGCAACTGCGCGGTGAGATCCGCGAGATACAGGTCGCAGATGTCGATGGTGAGGGACGGATTCGGCGGGGTGGGCGGCAACGTCGGCGGCGGCTGGGGCGTGTCGACCGAGGGCATCCCCAACAGGCGCACTTCGGTCCATTCGTCCGGGGCAATGAGTCCCGACGTGCGGCCCGTAAAATCAATCAGCGTGGCGCCGTTGACCCGCACGACCGCACGCCCCGTGAGGGCCTGACTCACGTCCCACAGGAACTCGAGATACGCCCAGGTGTTGTTGACCAGCACCCCCGGCGCCGTTTGGGCGAAGATGTCTGGCGTCGCGATGTTGGTGGATCGCCACATCGCCAGACTCCCGTCCGGATGGGGCACGAGCTTCATGCTCCAGTCGTACCCGCCGGATCCGCCGATGATGGTGACCAGTCCCGCCGGCGACCATTGGATCCCGTCTTGGGTGAGGTTGATCGTCGCGAGGTCGTTGATTTTGATCGCGAAGCCGATGACCCCGGAGGTCGTGGGCGTGCGCGGGCCCTGGCGCGTCGTCGTCGTCTGGGGCTGCACATAGCCATACAAATTCACCGAGCCGGACCCTGTGGCCGCGCGGCGCAGGCTGTTCCCAATGCTCGTGCGGCCCCCACCGGGGACCACGCTCCAGGTGCAGGCCCCATACGTCACCCCTGGATGGTCGATCCCGCCGCTACTCCACCCGTGATACTTCGCCGGGATCTCCGCGGTGGTGTAGTGCCCTTGTCCGTCGAGCCATAGCAGCATGGGCGTCCTACTTCCGTCGCGGACGGGGCGACGCCTCTGGCATCGGCTCAGACGTCGGCTCAGGCGCCGGGAGGTCTGTCGGCGCGGCGGGCGTCTCCGCGTCGTCTTTTGGCTTCGGCAGTTTCAGGTGTGAGTCGAGCCAGCCCTTCCCGAGCGACTTGTCTTCCTCCTCGTTCTGCACGATGCGCGCAGGCTGATCGGGATGAAACCGCCACGCGGGATATTTGTCATCAGTCATCGCAGACTCCACGAGCAGAGGGTGGCGGCGCGAGACAGGCCCCGCGCCGCGACCGGTTCCGGATGGTGCGTGATGCGCGCGTGGAGACTTACCTGTGCGCCGCCTTCACCTCGTCAACCTTGTTCGCCTTCACGTCTTCGACCTTGTTCGCCTTCGCCTCTTCCTCGGCCTCTTTGATGGCCTCCTCGGCCGCCTTGAGGTCCTTGACCGCGGCCCGAAGGGTCGAGGTCACGCCGACGCCGGGCTGGTAGTCGGACGGCCCGCCGAAGTTGGCCGCCACACCACCCGCATGAGCTTTCCCGGCCGTGCCGCGCGCGCCGCGATACACGATCGCGGGGCCCGGTCCCGGAATCAGCACCCGCATCGATTCCTGCTCCACCACGATGTTGTCGCCGGCTTTGAGCGCGGTCATCGCCGCCAGCGTGACAAACCAATCACTCGGGCCGATGGCGCCCACCAGGGTCGTTGCTGTCGTAGCCATGGACGGATCTCCTTCTCCAACATGAAACCGATCGGTGACATTCCCCGAAAGTCACCGATCGGTGACTTTTTCTACGCGAGCACGCGGCACGCGAGCTCGGGTCGCAACGTCGCCCACCCGTACAGCACGTCAATGCGGCACGGGAACTGGTCGGTCGTGATGTCGTAGTCGCGGACGATGCGGAGCGAGATGCCCAACTGTTTGTCCGAGACGCGCGACGCCATGTCGGTGCCCTTCGGCACCGGCAGATCCGCCGTGACGAGCGTGAACGCGTCACGATGGAACGCCATCCCCTGCGGACTCGAGCTGCCGCTCGCGCCCAGCATCGTGATCGGCGCGCCACCCGCGGGTGAGGCACTGACCGTCTGGAACGCGCCCGAGGTGACGATCGCCGGCGCGATGGGAATCGTCATCGCCCCCGCGGTATCCGACGCGCCTGCGGTCACCGTGAAGACCTGCAGGTCGCCGGTCGAGGTGCGGTTCTGCGGGTTCACGCCGAACACGCCCGCGATGGTGAAGACGTCGCCCGCTTTGAGGGCGCCCGCCGACCAGCCGGTCGTCGCGAGCGCGCTGCCGGTCTGTCCCGCCGCGCCGACCGCACCCGCGGTCGTGAACGTCCCGCTCACGTGCGTCGGGCAGTTCTGATCCATCGCCCACTGGAAGCCCGCCGCGGTGCCCATCTGGCCCTTGGCGTACTGCTGCGAAATCGCCGTCGCCTGTTGGAAGAGTCCCTTCAGCGCATCGACGATGTAGGCCTGCATCTTCGGGGTGATGACGAGATGGCGCATCTCGTCCTGCGGCGCGGCGTTGTTGTCGAGCGCGACGCCCGCCATCAGGTAGGTGAGGAGCTGCACGGGCGTGACGCCCGCCGTGCCGACCGCGTTGTAGATCTGCTTGTAAAGCTGCAGACCGTTCCAGTCGATCTTGTTCGCCAGCGCGGCGACGGCCGGCTGAATAAACCGATCGCCGAAGTCGTCGATCGAGAGCTTCAGGTCAGCCGAGCTGAACTGAAAGTCGACGTGGTCCTGTGTCGTGAGCGACACCGGGACCTGCGTTTCGGTCGCGTCCTGCAGCTGCAGGGCTTGCCCGGTCGAGACGACATAGCGCACCGGCTTACGGGCGTTGACGACGTAGCCGATCTTCGCGCCCTCGATGGCGAACTTGTCGTCGTATTGCCGGTTGACGCGCTTGGTGAACGCGAGGTTGTTCTCGAGGATGCGCAGCGCTTCGCGCGTGATCATCGAGATCGTGAGCAGCGTGTTGTCGGCGAACAGCACGCCGCCGACATGCGGCTGGAAGCCGCCGAGTACGTAGTAAATCCCTATGGCAATCGCGACTGACAGTCCGGACCGGACTGCTTCAGCGCACGAAGTCAGCTTCATCATCGGAGGCCTCACTCAGGTCAAAAAAGTCACTGGTGGCGGCGCCCGTGTGCGGCCGTACGTCGAGCCGAATTAGGAGGTCAGGCCTTGTCGCGCGCGCAGCTCGCGCGCTCGACGGGCTTTGTAGTCCTGGTACGACTCGTCATCCGGCGACACCGTGGTCGCCGTTGGTCCCGAGCCCACCGGCCGAATGGGTTCTGGAGCCTTGGTTTCCGTGACCGCTGCGGACGGGCCGTTGCGTTTGGCGCCCGCAGGGCGGATGCGTTCTTCGAGACGGGCCAAGGCGACGAGCTGCTGCGGTGGCGCCAAGCTGGCGATCGCCTTCAGTTCGTCTGGCTTTTTCAGGAGGTGGTAGGCGAGCGCGGGTCCGTTCTCCGCGTCAAAGACGGTGTAGCCGTCGATGACTTTCAGAGCATTCGGCCCGAGCGCCACCAGCGCATCCTGAACGGCCTCTTTGGCGTCTTCGAACGCGGCATCGAAATCGGCGTGGGTTTTCTTGAAGGCCTCGAGTTTGTCGTTGTAGGCGGCAAGGCGTTCATTCACCACACGGTCGGTCGACTCGCGCTCGATGCGGGCGCGGTCGGCGTGTCGTTCTTGGTCGATGAGCTGGCGCGCCGCGAGAATCGCCTCTTCCTTCGACCACACGGCGTGATCACTGAGGTAGTCCTCGTAGGTCGCGTATTTCGCGTTCCCCTTGTCGTCGACGGCGTCGAGCTTCGGCTCGGGCCGTCCGGCGGGGGCCGCGTCGGTCTCTTTCGCGGCGGCCGGCGCCTCGCGGGTCTTCTCGCGCTCCGCGGGGGTGCCCGCCGCTTCCAGTTCCTGTCGTTGCCGGCGCAGTTCCTGCAGCCGGGCTTCTTCGGCCTCGGCATCCAAGCGCGCGTTGGTCTTGCGCTGGATGTCCTTGTCGATCGAGGCCTGAATCTTGGCGCGCCGTTTCGCGAGCGTGCCGGCCGCCGCCGAGGCTTCCTCCCGACTCTCGCGTTCCTCGGCTTGCTCCGGCGTTTCCTCCGCCGACTCGGCCTCGGGCGTCTCCGCCGGGGCCGTGGCTTTCTCGGCGGGTTTGTCGCCCGCGGGTTTCTCCGCCGGTTTGTTCGTCAACGCCGCCTGCACGTCTTCCGCGGAGTCGGTCGTCGAAACCAGCGTGATCGTGTCGTCTGCCATGGGTCCTTTCCGGCACGGGACGCATCCCGCGAATGCCCGCGGCAGGTACAAAAGAAAAGGGCACGTCGTCGGTATCGCGTGTGTCGCGACTCCAACGAGGTGCCCTAACCCCCGTACCCGATGTCTCTCACGCAAACGCCGCGGGCGCAGCGTGTTCGGATGCCTCCTAGCGTGAGAGTGTCGAAATGATGCCGCGCGGTTACCGCTTCTTCAAATCGGCCTTCGGCTTGCGCGCGCCCAACGGGGCGCCTGGCCGCGTGGGGGCTGCGGGCGACGGCTTCGGCATCGCCTTCGCGCGCCGTTCGGCCAGCTCCAACATGCCCATCTGCGATGGCTGCAGCCCCGCTTGGCTCTCAATCTGGCGCCGCACATCCGGCGGTGCGTCTTTGTAGGTCAACGTGTCCGCCGGTTTCTTCTCCGGCGGCGGCGCGGCGATCGTCTCGTCCTGCGGCGCCTCGAGCTGCATCCGGCGTTCGTGGAGGAATTCCGCCTGTTGCGTCAGCGCCTCCAGGCGGGCCTCGAGCATCTGGAGCGCCGCGTCGGCCTTGGCTTGCGCTTGAATCTTGGCGAGGTCCGTCTCGGCTTTCATCTGCGCGAGCCGCTCGTTGGATTGCAGTTCGAGCTGGCGAATCTGCGCGAGACCGCGCTGCTCGGTCGCCTTCGTCTCGATCACCTGCTGCATTTGCTGCATTTGCTGGCTGGCGAGCTCGAGCTGCTGCTGCATTTGCACGAGCTGCTGGCGCACCTGCGGCGGGATGTCGGCCATGTCCTCGTCGTCGCGCGCTTCGGGCGGGACGAGGTGCTTGAAGCGTTCGGCCAGCTCCCGCGCACCGGGCCAGTCCATGTTCTTGGTGAGCACGTCGAGCGCGTAGGGCGCGGCGAGTGGGAACGCTTGAAGGAGCGCCGTAATCGCTTCAACCGATTCGGCCCGGCGCGACTGGAACGACGGCGTCACCGAGACCGACACGTCGTACCGGCCCAGCCCGACATCGAAGAGCGCATCGGACTGCAGCGTCTTGAGCGTCGGATTGTCCTGCACCATCTCCTGGAACTGCTCGGCCGCCTCGGGATTGCCGGCGTGCACGAGGACGCTCTTCTCGCGGTCGTCGAGCCCGACGATTCGCACAATCCGCGGCTGGTCGTAATAGACCGGGATCCAGTGCAGGAGAATGCGACCCACCTGCTGAATCGCCAGCGCCTGGTTGTGGAGGAAGTGGGAGTTGCCCTGTTCGCCTTGTTGTTGGCGCGCGACGATGGCCTTGCCGGACTGCTCGCGGCTGTGTTCCTGCGAGGCGTCGAACATGCCGATGACGCTCTTCAGGTCGGTGTCGGCCTGCTGCGTCGCTTGAATAATCGGGACGATGTTCGGGTCGAAGGCGTTGCGCGCGGGCGGCGGGACGAGGTTGCCGTTGATGTCGACCGGGTCGTACTCGAGGAAGGGGAAATTACGCCGGTTGGCGAGCAACCACTGTTCTTTCGTGGTTTCGAACTGCCCCACCGCGCCGACCACGGGCGCGCGCGGGGCCAGCGCGATCATCTCGGTTTCGGCACTCACCCAAAAGTTGTAGGTGCGTTGCGGGTCTTTCGCGTCGCGCACCATGCCGCGCAGGTTCCGCTCGCCGTTGACGACGAGCTTTTCGCCCTGCATCGGCACCATGGGGATGTAGGGCCCTGGCAGATCGCGGCCACCGGTCTTCTCCGCGTTCCCCTCGAGCACCTCGATCCCGTTGATCGTGGCCCACTTGAGCTGGCGACGGAGGGTCGGACGGCGCCGCAGGATCGTCACGGTCGGCGGTTCGCCATTCGGACCGGGCTGGAGATCTCGCTTGCGAATCGCGTCGCTGTAGCCGGTGAGCGTGATCGGGGGCTCGTCGTCGCCCAGGTTGAGCTGGTATTGCACCAACTCCGCCTTCACCAACTCGATGTAGTAGTACTCGGCGACCAGCACCCCGGTTTCGTCCACCCACTGGGCTTCTTCGTCGCCGACGCTGACCCAATCGATCATCGAGGCGCGCTGGGCGCGCGGATACTTGATGTGGTACTCGTACCAGGGCACCCGCGCGATGAGGAAACACCACTGGAGATCGCTGCCATCGGGCGCCCCGGAGGCCGGATCGGGATAGACGGTGAAGGGATCCTCGGGCGCTTCGATGAGGATTTCCTGTTCGAAGCTGTCCTGCGCGATCCAGTCCGCCCGGACCCGGAGCCAGCCGCGCCCGATGACCACCTGATGCTCGCCCGCCTGGTTGTAGTGGCGCGGCGCGTTCGAATTGCGCTCGATACTGCGGGCGATGCCCTGCAGCACCTCCGCGGTATCGACGTCCGCCCCGTTATCGACGGGGTTGTACTGGATGGCCGGCCGCTGCTGGCGTGCCTGGTTCAAGACCTGCCGGACGAACTGGGGGAGCCGGTTGATCGTGAGACAGGGGCGGCCATCGAGGACGCGGTCGAGCTTGATGTTGTCGGGCCACTGATCCGCGTTGTAGAAGCGGAGGTCGTCGAGCATGTCCTTGCGGAGCTCGGCTTCGCAGTCCGCGCTTTGGCGCCAGCGTTTGCGGGCGGTTGCCAGAAATTGTTGGGTCTCTTCGTAGCGGGAGAGCCGGGTGCGGGCGTCGACCTCGCGCTCACTGTCGGCGGTGAGGATGCCGTCCTGGTGTTCGCTGCCCAGGCGCATCCCGACGGCCCCGACGGGCGTTTCGCTCGGATCAATGGCCGCGACGGTTTGGAGCCGGATGCCGCGCGACGTCGGCGCCATCAGTGCACGCGATCGCGCAGCACCCGTGCGGCCGCGGCGCAGACGCGGTGATAAATGCGGAGATAGTCGTCGGGCCGGAACCCGTGGCCCTCATAAATCGGGGCACAGGTGGCGACGAAGTGGTCGAACCCGTGGGCGGCGATGTCGGTGGTGACCGCATCGCCCTGCCAGACCAGGGTCAGGGCCGCGAGATTCGACCAATCCTCCCGCGACACCGAGCCCTTGTGGACGCGGTCGACGAGCGCCCGCATCTCCCCTAATTCCTGCCGGGTCAGCATGAACGGAGTGTGCCGAACCCGGAGAGATCGGGCGAATTGCCTTAGTAGGGATTTCGGGCCGCGAACGGCCCGCGCGGGGCGGCCCCCATCGGGCCGGCCACCGCCGCGCCTCGGGGTCCGCGGGCCGCCACCATGGGTGGCCGCGCCGTCGGCATCGGTGGCGCCGCCGCCTCCGGCAGCTCAGGCTCCGGCGCGGTCGAGGGCGGCACCGACACGCCCATCTCGCCCAACAGCCCGCCGATATGGGTCTGCGCGGACGCGCCATCCTCCGGCGTGAAGGGGGTTTCCTTGTAATCCTTGCCGCCCTTGAAGCTCGTGGGGCGCCGGCCCTCGGGCGTCTGCCGGTCGCGATACTCGCAGACGAGCACGCCGCCGTCGTCGCCCTTCTTCACGGTGAACGACGTCAGCGCCTGCGGCGCCGCCACCGTGGCCTTCGACACGGTCGCCGCGTTGCCGACCGCGCCCAGATCCGGCCCCATCAGATCCCCAATCGATTTGCCCGGTGCCATGCGTCCCTCTCATTTTCACTTTGTGACTTTTCAGTACGCCGGTGACTAGTAGGGCTGAGAGATCTACGGATTCGGCCCTCGCCACACGGCCCCGCCTGTGGCTTTCCGATAGCGCTCGGCCGCCAGCTGTTCGACGTCCTTCCGGTTAAAGACCCGGTAGACGCCGACCCGGCGCGCCGGGAGCTGCCCGGTGCGTTCCAGGTAGCGCACATGCTCGACGGACAGGTTCAGAATACGCGCCGCCTCCCCGACCATCACTTCTGGTG